CTGTCTGCGTAGTCGTCATGCTCGTCAGATTTAATCTTCATTATACCTGTTTCGGTATATTCCCTTCGTAAATACGAGAGTTGATAGACAAGTTTGTTAATTTCCCTTAATTTTATCCTATGATTCTCAAATAATAACCTCAGATTTCTATACATATCTGCCTTCTCCTGTAGTGTAAATGTCACACCCCTACATGGTAAGCCCTGATTTCTACAAAGATCCATAAGACCTCCACCAAGACCTGTTTCATCTATGAATATTGTTTCTACATTATACTTTCTACTGAAATCACCTACCCTTCCAGCCACATCTACCACGTTGGATTGGCTCTCTGCTACTACTTCTTCCACAAAACATACGTCATGTTCATCTACTGCTGTGATTGTATATACTGTTTCATCTCTTCCTGTTCTTGCTACGTCCACACCCATGTAATATGATATTCTGCCTTTAGGTCTAGCGTCTGATATTGATTCCATTATCAAACTATTTGGTATTAAGGAGTCACCAATATCTAGGAATTCACCCTCTACTTCTTGGACATATTCCTCCTTGGTAAGTTTCTTAATCTCTTCTACAAATATAGGATCTTCCTGAACTAGTGGGTTATCTGTAGATTTTACGTGAAACTCTGTCCACATTCCCTCTGGTTGAGCTGGTCTTGAATTCATACAAGCCTCATAGAAATATCCAGCCTTACTGAATGGTGTGGATGTGAGCCATACTCTAGCCTTTGTAGCCATACCTGAAGGTAGGAAAGCCCTAAGAATATCAGTCTTGATAAAGGAGCATTCGTCTGCTATTATACAGTGTGGTGAATAACCTCTCAAACTCACACCAGTTTCACCTGTAGCCCTTGTGATTATCTTAGCCTGTCCTGTGTTATCTAAAAATCTTACCCATAATTCTGTCTGTGTATTTCTTGTTACAAACCCAGCAAGAAAGTCATTCTTCAATATCATATCCCTTATCCTATTAAACATGATTGTAGCCTGATTTTGTGTAGGTGCTGCTATGACTATGGTACATTCATCCTTTATTGTGTCGAGCATTAATGGTGCAAAGAATGCAAAATGTATAGTTTTGACTGCTGTAGACATGGTTTTGCCCACCTGCCTTCCACTCCTATAAACAATAAATCTATCCTGACAGTCTACATATTTTTTATTATATGGGAATAATTTATGGTCTAGAAATATCTCACTAAACTTGCTTGGACTTCTAGCACATTCTGTTATAGTCTGAACGAAGTTCTTTCGTTCTTCTAAGACCTGTTTGTTAGGATGACCCATGACACTTACACTTACAATCCATCATTTCTGCTATAACTTCGTCGGTACAATGACCACATTGAAAACAACAATACCCTCTAGTCATGACAATCACACTCACAATCTACTTCTCTCATCATAGATACTTCAGGGTAATGACCACATTTGGTACAATAACTATCACCATATTGATGATTAGTATCATTCAATCTTTCCTCATCTGATAGGTTTGCATTAACCACTGCCGATCACCATGTGCTTTGACTTGATATGAAGTATTACTTCATCAGAATCTTTGAATCCACCTTTACCACAATACATACAATGCTTTATATTATAAACTTCGTTCATTTAAAATCCCTGTTTGAGTAATCCCATCTGCCTTCTCCAGTTTTCTTTTTGCTTTTTTTCCATTGTGAATACCAGTAACCTATGCTTATTCCACCTAGCAAATAACATCCATTCAAAAACCAATGAAACAATTCTACTTCCATCAGTCTGACCTCTGAGCCTTTATCTGTTTGAATATACTTTCAATATCTCCCTTATTGTCATACCTTGTTTTTTCTGATATTACTATCTTACTGTTCAAATCATTGATAGCTTTGACTACATTTAGCAGGGTGTTTATCTCAGATTTTGTGTTCCTATCAGGTATGTTACCGTCAAACTTTGATTCTGCTAGAGCCATTAACACGTTTTCAAATGATAACTTAGCCAACATATCCAACATGGCTTTAACATCTTCTGGTTGTCTAGTATCTAATTCATTTATAAATTTAACAAAATCCTCACGTATGGCACATACAGCACCCTTTTCATATTTTGGACATTTACCATTACCACCATCATCAATAGACTTATATACACACTGGTCACACAACGCTGGTATATTAGCTGACTTTAAATGCTTGGCTGAGTTGAAAGGTGATACTGTTTTCCTCTTATCTAATACAACTTCTCCACCCTTTCCTACAGGCTTTATCTTAAATATCTCTCCGTCCACGTTTGTTTTGACTATTGTTAATTAATAAAGTTTTCCTCGTAACAGTTAAGAGATTTACACATAGGCATGAATAACAGTGCAATAGGTGCTTTTAATAAATGATAATAATCATTGTCTAAAACACCGTTTTTTGTTACTCCTATCTTCTCAAGATTTTCCTTATATACTTCTAATGCATGGTTGAGCATTGGTTTCATTGACTTACCCTTCTCTCCAAAGTACATTGAATATGTAGTATTCGCATTCCACACCTCTGTCTTTTTTGACATGGCAGCAGATATCCAAGCACTTGTATCTATACTATCAAAAACTCCAGACTTATTCATAACAAATTTACCCTTGGCTAGACCATGATATTTTAGATTTCTAGGCAGTTTTCTTATCTGATCTTCAGTTTCATCATAACCATGTATTTCACCAAGACCTATTAAAGTCCCTGATTCTGGTCTAATCCTACCTAGGTGTGATAGATAGTTCTTTTGTAATACAGGAACAGTCCAGTCTATACCTTCTTTTCTCTCTCTTTCTAAGTATTTTATCGTGGTATCCATATCATATCTTATATCATATTGTGTGGCTAAGTCATAATATTCTTTTTTTGTTCGTAAATACGTATAGTAATCATCAGCCTTAGTCTTAGTTCCAGCCACCACAAAAATGGAATCAAACTTATTCCTGAATTTAGTTATGTTTGCATATGAATGCCTGAATGACAGCATGACATTCTTTACACCACATTGAATTAATGCTTCTCTGGTGGCTTTATTATTCGCATTGAAGTATATCTTCAACGCAGATCTTCATCATCTGATGTTAACATCCATGTCAAAGCCCTTATGACTCCACGCCTTTCATCATCATTCATAGTAACAAACTTATGAGGTATGTGAAATTCTGCTGGATCTATTTCTTCGTGCACTAACTTCTCTTTTTGATATAGTACCATGTCCCTTACTCTAGCCTCATCTAGCATGGTCAAATTCATCCTCACTAAAACATCTGGAGGCGTATGGACACATACCATCACAAAGATAACATTTTGTTCTTTCAGGCAATTTGGTTTCTTCTAAGGATTCCTTTATTATCTTTGCCTTTATTATCATATCCTTTAAAGTTTCATCTATAGGCTTTAATTTAAATGCGTGTACCGTTGGTTTATCTAGTTTTTCTCTATTCACACAGTTTGATATATAAATCACAGCACCATGTTTTGCGTCAATATCGTAACATTTTTGTAACAAAACTCGATATCTGTTAATTTGGTCTACGTGAGATTCACTTGCCTTACCATATCTACCTGCAAAATAGTCTATTGACCCTGTTGTTTTCTTATCTGTAATGATCCACGTACCGTCTACTTTTACCAAGTCATCAATAGACCCATATATTATATCTAGGTGCTTTGGATCATTTTCTGGTATTGCCTTAGCCTGATCATATGTTAGTGGTTCGTCCCTAGCATAATCATAAGCCAAGAACATTTCATGATATTTGTCTTCTGTAGCAACCATAGAGGCATTATGAACTGCCTGACCATAGTAAAGACTACGTATATCTTCGGTATCCATTCCTGTGTCTGGAAGTAGTTTTCTATAAATGACATTTCTCATACATGGTTTTATAACATCAGAAACATGAATTCTACCAAGTCTTTCTGTATGCATTGCATCAGTTTGTGCCCTTCTGAATTCAAAATAAACTTTATTCTTAATCGTGTCTAATGTCAACATGGACAGTAAGACTTATTAACTTAATATAAACCTATGTAATAACCCTTTTTCCACGACTGGTACAATCACATAGATCGCATCCATCTGTATTATAATGATTTTTTTGGTGATGACCACATAACTCACAAACTCCCCCTGTCGTCTGTACTATATTTGCCATTAGTAACTCTCCTCAATGGTGAAATTAAAAGTTTGTGTCTGTTCTATCATAGTTCCTGAAGAGTTTTTAAGTTCTACTTCTCCCTCCCAATTACCTGCGTTTGCTACCAATGTATCATTTGCTGTTAATGCATAAATGATTACACCATTAGCCCTATCATCATATGTTATAGCACCATTTATTATAAGAGTTCCATCTCGCTTCCAAACCTTC